CGTCCCTGTAGTTGAGGCGCAGGCGTGCGGTACGCGCGTCATCGTGAGCGACTGGACTGCACAGACCGAGCTCGTCGGCGATGGCTGGGCGGTCGAAGTTCAGCCACTCTGGGACCCGTACCAGGACGCGTGGTTCGCAACGCCGATGATCCCGCGCATCGTGGACGCGCTAGAGGAAGCCTACGCTGCCGAGCGCGGACCAAGCCAGCAGGCCGTAAACTTCGCGGCCGACTATGACGCCGATGTTGTCTACGCGAAGTATTGGCGCCCCGCGTTGGAGCAGCTGGCCGCCTGGGCGCCGACCGTTGCCGAGGTGGCCACGTGATCCCGGTGATGATCGTGCCGGTACTCGGCAGGTACGACCTTCTGCACCGACTGCTCGGCACGATCGACGAGGAAGTCGGCGAGATCCTAATCATCGACAACGGTGACGAGCTCCGCCCCGCCGACCTCGCCACCTACCCGAACGTCAGGCTAGTCTCGTCACCATCGAACCTCGGCATCGCGACTTCGTGGAATCTGGGTATAAAGATGTACCCGCGCGCGTCGGGCTGGGTCATCCTCGGTGCTGACGTTTGGTTCAAGCCTGGGCGCCTCGGCTTATGGTTCAGCCGCACGGCTGCGGATCAGATCACGACGGGGGCTAATCCACCGTGGGCGTGCTTTCACCTCGGTCGCGAAGTCGTCGAGCGCGTCGGCTTGTTTTGTGAGCGATTCCACCCCGCGTACTTCGAGGACAACGACTATGAGCAGCGCGCGGTCGCTGCCGGCGTCAAGATGTTCCATCCGGCAGTAGAAATCGGCCACGATAATAGCGCTGTGCTGATGTCGTCGCCCGAGTTGCAGGAGCGGAATCGTGCGACGTTTGTCAAGAATCAAACGGTGCTTGCGGAGCGGTGGGATGGGCTGAAAGCGGGCGAGGTTCCTCCGTTCCAAGACTGGTCGCTGGGCGAGCGCTGCGACTACTCATGGGACGGGTAGAATACAAGCATGGCGATCACAAACGGCTACTGCACGCTCGCACAAGTGAAGGCCGCTCTGCGGATCACGGACTCGACTGACGACACGCTGATTGAGGGAAGCGTCGAAGCAGCATCGCGCCTGATCGACGGATACACGCTCCGAAACTTTTATTCTGTCGGCACGGCTACTCGCCTATTCACGGCACCGGACCCGTTGTATTGCCCAATCGATGACATCGCGGGGACAGCGATCACGATCCAGACCTCAACGCAAGCGAACGGCACGTTCGACGTTACGTTTGCAACGACCGACTATCAGCTCGAACCGCTGAACGCCAACCTTGACGGCATCCCGTGGGCGTTCGACCGAATCCGCGCAGTCGGTGACTACGCATTTCCAATGGTCAGCGCAAACTTTGGTGAGCAGGCGCTCGTCAAAGTCACGGCTGTCTTCGGCTGGCCGGCGATCCCGGTTGCAATTGTGCAAGCCACGATCCTCCAGGCCGCGCGTCATTTCAAGCGTTACGATTCGCCGCTTGGTGTCGCCGGCTTCGGGGATTTCGGCGTCGTCCGCGTCAGCCGTTTCCTAGATCCCGATGTGCAGATGCTCGTCGAGCCGTATAAAAAAATGCGGATCTTCCGGTGACGGCTACCGTCGGGCAAGTCAAGACGGCGCTGGCTGCCAAGGTGGGAACGATCACGGGCTTGCGCACGTATGATCGTCAGCCCGACAACCTGAACGCGCCTTTCGCTTTCCCCACGCTTCAGTCGATTGACTATCACGGCGCGATGGGCGCCGGGTCGATCCTTCAGACGTACACGCTGACCGTTGTCGTCGGGCGCGCGTCCGAACGTGCCGCCGAGGATCTGCTGGACACTTACCTCGGCTACGGCTCGGGTGGCATTCGGTTCGCGATCGAGGCGGACACCACCTTGGGCGGCGTCGTCCAGACGTGCATCGTCGAATCGGCTGGCACCATCGGCACGATCGACGGCAACGACACGCTGTATCTTATGGTCGAGTTTCGCGTCCTGGTCTACACCTAAGGAGTTTGATAATGGCTAAATACATCGTGGCACCCGGCTTCATCGTTGCCGGCAAGACCGAAGGGCAAGAGGTCAAGGCGTCCGACGTGGATCGTTTGGATGTGCTGATCGAGTCTGGCCGCGTGATTGTCAAAGCCGCAGAATCGTCGTCTACAATGAAGTCACAACCCGACGTGTCCGGCTCCGAGGAGGAGTAACCCAATATGGCTAAGCTCGTTCTCACCAACGCAAACATCAGCATCGGCGGCACGGACGTTTCGTCCTCGGTCGCCAGCGTCCAGATTGAGACTTCCGTCGACGAGGTGGAAACGACTGCGTTCGGTCCGGGCAACGGCAAGACGCGCGTCGGTGGCCTGCTCGACACGACGATCTCGCTTTCGATGCATAACGACTACAGCGCCATTGAGGGTCTTGTCTATCCGCTGATCGGCAGCACGACGACCGTCGTCGTAAAGCCGAACGGCAGTGCAGTATCGTCATCGAATCCCAGCTTTAGTGCGGTCGTCCTTGTGACCGGGTGGAGTCCTGTAAATGGAGCTGTGGGAGAGTTGAATACTGTCGATGTCTCCTGGCCCGTGAGCGGGACGGTCACGAAGGCCGTTGTCTAGTCTGATCGCGTAACCTCTACGCCCAGGGAGGGCTGGCATGGAACTACAATTCAAGATCAAAGAGACAGGCAAGGAGAGCGTCGTCGTGCGCGCTGCCCTAGTCGATATCGTCGCATGGGAAGATCGCTTCGAGCGACCGTCCTCGACGATGGGCGGGGATTCGATCTTTGCTCGCGACTTCGTTTGGCTGGCTTGGCATTCGCAGCATCGCACGGGTGCGACGACTTTGGACTTCATGGATTGGGTCGCCACGCTGGATGAGATCGAGGGCGCTGAGGAAACGACGCTTGTCCCTTTGGAGAGTCCAGCAGTCATTGGCTCGTCGCCAGTCTCGCAGTAGAGACAGGCATCGCGCCTAGCGTGCTGATGCTGGAGTCCGAGCGTATGCTCTGGACGATGATGGGCTATATCCGTTGGCGAAGCGTTCACAGCAACCGGTAGACTGACCGTATGGCTCGCAACGAGATACGCGGCCTCGACGACGCGCTGAAGACCCTTCAGAAGATGGACCCGGTTCTACGTCGCGAAGCTGTCAAGCGATTGAAGGGCGACGTGAAGCCGATCGTTTCGGCGATGAAAGCCGGGATGCCGAAGTCTCCGCTGTCAAACTGGGTTGCTCCGAAGCAGTCAAGCGCTCGGCGCGGGACTGTTTCTGCTGGCCGTAGTGGTGCCGCTGGCACGCCTTATTGGGAGTTTGGCAAAGCTAAGAGTGGGATCCGTTCGAGCGTAAAGAAACAGAGCGCACGTCAGATGAAAGGCAAAGCGATTCTGATCAGCATCCGGCAATCGAATGGTGCTGGCGAAGTCTTCGACATGGCTGGCAAAAAGACGAACAACACCTTTACGCGTAACTTGACGAATAAGTGGGGCGGCGCATCCAGGCGCCTATGGCCGATTGCTGAGAAGAATAAGCCTGCGGTCTTGCGGTCAATTGATCAGAGCGTGCAGGACATGGAGAAGCAGATCAATCGTCTGCTCCGCTAACGGTAGAATAGACCTATGGCTATCATCGTTCCGATTGGCGTCGATACATCCGGCTTGACGCGCGGACTCTCGCAAGGCACTAGCGGTCTGCGTAAGTTTGGCAAGATGGCTGCGATCGTGGGTGGTGCAGCTGCGCTCGGTGGCTTGGTCGCCACGCTGAAGATTGGCGTTGACGAGTTTATGGCGGCGCAGAAGGTGATGGCGCAGACTGGTGCGGTGTTGAAGTCGACGGGTGGCGCGGCGAATGTGACGAGCAAGCGAATCACGTCGATGGCTGAGAGCATCATGAAGTTGTCGGGCATCGATGATGAGGCGATCCAATCCGGCCAAAACTTATTGTTGACGTTCACCAAAATCCGCAACGAGACTGGCAAGGGTAATAACATCTTCGACCAGGCTACGCTGGCGATGACGAACCTGTCCGTCGCGATGGATAAGGATCTAAGCTCGTCAGCGATCTTGGTCGGTAAGGCGCTGAACGATCCCGTCAAGGGTGTCGGTGCGCTGTCGCGTGCCGGCGTGCAGTTTACGGCGTCGCAGAAGGACACGATCAAGGCGCTAGTCGAATCTGGCAACGTCATGGGCGCCCAAAAGATGATCCTCAAAGAACTCGAGACGCAGTTTGGTGGGAGCGCGGAGGCGGCAGGCAAGACGCTACCGGGGCAGCTGAACATCCTCAAGGAGACATTTAGGAATCTTGCGGCTGATCTCATTGCGGGATTCATTCCAGCCGTCAGTCGTGGCGCGGAGATATTCCTCGGCTTCGTCCGTGACATTGCGAAGCAGCCAACGCTATCGGCAAAGATCCAATTCATCATCGGCACGTTTGCTGGTGCTGTGTGGCGCGGAGTTCAGTCGATCATTGATTGGTGGACCACACCGAAGAAAGAGTTTGAGAAGAGTCCCACGAGTGGACTGCATATCAAGCTGATCCCCGCTGGACAGGATCAGGTTGCCGCATTCTTTACATCACTCAATACTGCCATGAAGCAGAAAGCCAATCAGTTTGGTAACACCATTGGCTTTGGCATTATGGATGCCATCTTTGGTGGAGCGAAGTCGCAGGCTGGTAAGAATGCAAAGAAGACGCTCGGAATATTTGTCACGCTTCTGAACCCCGTCGCATTGAACGAGTGGGCTGGTGGAATTGGGCGCGACATGATTACCGGCCTTTGGGATGGTATTACTCGATGGCTGAACGAGAATCCTGGCATCGCTGTTGAGGCAATCAAGAGCTGGTTTATGTCTGCCGGCGATTCAATTGGTGGCGTTATTGGTGCCGCATTCAAGTCGGCTACAAAAACCGCGCGTAGTGGGGCGCCGGCGTTTATTGGTGTCATAACGAAGACCGTGCGCGATGCGGTCAATGCTGCGCGTCAGGGACTCGCGGGTCTTGGCTCGACGCTGGGTGGAATGCTGTCGGAGATTACGGGTACGTCATCGCCCGAGGCTAAGCAGGCTGCGGCTATTCGCGCGCAGCAGAAGGCTGATGCTGCTGCGCGTGAGAAGGCGCGGCTAGAGTCGGCGGTTGCTACGGCGCAGACGGCTGATGAACGCAAGCAGGCGGAACAGGATCTCAACGATTTTTTGTTAGAGCAGGAGGCTACGCGCTTGGAGGATAGTGTCGCGCAGCAGCAGTCGGCGAATCAGCGCGCGATCGATGATCTGATTGAGTCTTTCAACCGAGGGAACATTAGCGCAACGGCGTTCTCTGCTGGACTTGACGCGATCATCGGCGCGCAGCGTGGCGGGGAGCTCGGTATTGCATTTGCTGGCGCATTTGGTCGGGGGTTGGAATCGATCAAGGGGGCTGCTAATGATATTCAAAACGTGATTGATCGGTACGGTGTTGGCAATCTTCCCATCACGGCCGACAAGCCGACTCCGGCTATGGATGCTGCCAAAACTGCCGCGCTCAATCAATGGAAAGATGATCGTGCTGCTAGGTTGAAGATTGCTCGTGATGCGCGTAAGAAGGACGGCATCACGGAGGCAGAGCAGGCTGAGATTGACGACATAATGAAGAGGTGGGACAAGAACCACCCTAAGCCACCTGTGGCGATGGCTGCCGGCGGCATCCTAAAGCGTCAGGTATTTACGGCTGGCGAGGCTGGTCGCGAGGCGGTCATTCCGCTCGGGTCGAGTGAGGCGATGGGGATCATGCGCGACGCGCTCGGTGGCGGCGGTGGAGGCTCGACGTATAACCTCGTTATCAATGCTGGGCTGGGGACGAATCCTGACGAGCTTGGTCGCGTCATTGTTGAGTCGATCAAGAAGTTTGAGAAGCGCAACGGTCAGGTCTTCGCTGGTCCGCAGATTCAGGCGACCTCGGCTGGCGTCTCGACGAATGGTGGAACGCAGTCGCGCAGTCTTAGGATGGGTTAGCGGTGGCTACGCCGAGCCTGCTAGTTCAGATCGGGTTTGACACGTCGAGCCAGGGCGGTCCGTTCTTTCTCTGGGCTCCGGGAACGGATGGGACATCGCAGGCGGCGAAGGATGCGAATCCCCAGAGCATCTACAACAACACCACCTACCGCTTCGGAGGGACACTGAACTACGACGTGACGAC